CGGTTGTATTCACCAGGTTGTAGAACCTAATGCCAGCACCATTGCTCAGGCCGTGCGCAGTGCGATTGACGACATTTGTGGCAACGGTGAACGTTACTGGCGCATCAGTGCCAGCAAGTTGCGGGTCGTTGAAGTCAAACTGATAATCTGCGCGAGTGTTGCTCGCATAATTTGTAACCGTACCATCGCCATAATCAATCGTATAGGCGCCCTGCGCAAGGAACGCAACGAAGTTGCCGCCAGGGCCGGTGCCATCACCAGGCCACACCGCATGTAGCCCTACAATCCTTTGCTCTTCTGCACCAGGCGTCGTCAGCGCCGGCCACGCTGGATTGCGCACCCACTCAGCAGTAACAGCACCACCATCACCGCCAGCAACCAGCGTGCTGCCTAAATAGATTTTTCCCGTTGTAGTTGGCATCAGCTTATGATCACGTAAAGAGTGGTAGCGCTAGGCGTTGCGATGGCGTCGTATTCAGACTGCGTGAGGCTGACGATGTTGGTCACGGCGTCGGCTCCGGTGATGCCGGTCGGGTCACTGACTACGGCACCAGTCGGGCCGGCTGGGCCTTGCGGGCCAGTCGCGCCCTGCGGTCCAGCAGGGCCGGCATCGCCGGTATCGCCTTTTGGTCCTTGCGGGCCAGTCGCGCCAGTCGGGCCTTGAGGCCCAGCGTCCCCGGTATCACCCTTGGCACCGGCCGGGCCCGCAGCACCAGTCGCGCCTGCAGGCCCCTGGGGTCCAGTCGGGCCCGTGTCGCCAGTGTCGCCCTTGGGCCCAGCAGGGCCAGGCGAGCCTGCAGGGCCCTGAGCGCCGGTCGGACCAGGATCGCCTTGTGGGCCTTGTGCCCCCGCTGCCCCCGCTGCTCCAGCAGGCCCCACCAGCGATGCACCTGCAGGCCATGCACCCGCCGCCTTCGGCCCGTAGATCACCCAGCCGGTGGTGTCGATGAAGAAATCACCGTTCGCGCCAACACCACCACCAGGTGCGCCGCTGCCACTCAGTACCGTCCGCCCGTCAACACCAGCCGCACCAGCCGCACCCGCAGGCCCCTGCTGCCCCTCGGCGATGTTGAAGATCACCGCACCCCAGGCGCCGGCTGTCTTCGGCCCGTAGATGTCGCCGTTGGCGGTGTTCAGGTAGAAATCGCCGTTGCTGCCTACGCCAGCGCCAGGCGCTCCACTGCCCTGCCGCCACGCTGCGCCAACACCGGTCGCCCCTGCCGGTCCCGGCGGCCCCGGCGTGACGACCTTGATCACTGCAGGGCAGCTCATGGATCCCTCCTGGTGGTTCTCAGTGCAACGGTCACAGGACCCGCCGCAAGGTGGTGGTCATCTGCAACGACGTTGCCCGGCGCCACCATTAGGCAGTCGTATCGGTAGCGCTTGCCCAACCGCAACGTGTTTACCGTCGCCTCGGGCAGGATCAGCTTCACCACACCGGTGGCAGCGTTGGCATTCACCGTCACCGGATATACCGTGCGGCCCTTCTCATCGCTGACGGTGGCGTTCACGTCCCAGCCAGCGAATGGCCAGGCGATCGTGCCGGCTGCATCAGTGAACAGATGCAGCTCCAGCAGTGCATCAATGCCCTGCTCCATGTTCCAGGGTTCGTCTTCAACCCACGCCATGGATCAGGAACCTCGCTGGTGCCTCAGTTTTCCTGCCACGCCTCGTCCTTATCAGGCGTGGCCGGATCGTCAGCCTTGAACTTCCCGCCAGCCACACGGGCGCGGGTCTTCGGTGCGGCAGGTTCGGCAGCAGGCTCTGTTACGGGCGCACCCATCGCCGCCAGCATCTCCTCAACCGTCACACCCTGGGGCATCGCAAACGAAGCCATCAGTCAGTCCTCAGAAAATGGTGAAGGGGACCCCGAAGAGTCCCCCAGTGGATCAGTCAGCCACCTGCAGACTGATCGTGTTCACCCCAGCAGGGGCGTTAGCATCGACGCCAGCGTTGGCGCGAATCGCCACCACACGCACATCACCGGAGGTGATCGAGGCGCCGGTAGCAGCCAGTGCACGCACCTGCGCACCGCTCAGTGCAATCTCCTGGATGCCAGGGGCACAGGTGATCACAGCAATGGTGGCGTAGTGCGAGTTATTCACGGTGCCGCCTTCGGCAACGTGAGCCACCTGCACGGTGTACTGACCCGCGGCCGACGCGTTACCGTGCGCCACGAGCTTGAAGGTGTCCTGAGCATCAAGGCGAGTGTTCAGGATCTGAGCCGCACCCGTACGGGTGGCAGCGGCGCGGCCTCGGGCGCCAGCAGCGACGGCACCCACCAGGACGGTGGATGCGTCGATCAGGTACCCCCGGCGGGGGGAGAGGCCAGTAGAGCGAGCCATTGATAAACCTCGGAATCAGGGAACGAGAATCAGGCCACTACAGCCGCATCGGTCACGCCAGAGAGACGGGCGGCGGACCTCCCGTTCATCACAGCCATGCCGCAGTACCACTCCAGCCTTGTGCGATCGACCGGCGCATCAGGAACTTCACCCAGAGCACGAACGGAAGGTCCGAACTGACCGCGAGCGCGGCCCTGCAGGGCGGTGGTAAGCAGGTCGCCAAAGGCGACGCAGTAGATGGATGTGGAGCTGGATGCCTCGGTGAAAGGCATGATCGGCAGATTCTGGGCGTTGGTGTCAACGACCACGATCGGCACATCCCCGTAGGTGGTGACGCGACGACCGAACTCGTTCTGCTCGTAGTTGATGAAACCACCGATGGACGAGTTGCGGCTGGCGGTGTTCAAGCGCCTGCGCATTTTCTTGTTCATGATCAGCACCTTCTCGCCACCAGCGGCATCGCAGGCGTCGATCAGCTCATCGAGAGCGGACAGCGAGAGAGCACCGCCCATGGCGATCGCCTGGGAGCTGCCGGTATTGATCCGGCGGCGGAGGCCATCAAAGGTGCGAGGGTTGGCGGATTCGTCACCATTGATGAACTGATCCTCGAAGGTGAGCCGCATGGAGCGGACCTTCATCTGGACCTGATCAGCGATGGCCTGGGGGCCACGCATGTCGATGATGGCGGTGTCCACGTCAACCTCGGCGCCCATGATCTTCAGCTTTTCAGCTTGAGGATTGAGCACGCCATAGGTGGCGTCGAGGGTTTCGTTGATGCCACGGAACCCGACAGCGGGCAGCTCGGCTTCAACGTCATAGAACACGCCCTCACCTTCCACGTTTTGGAAGGGGATGACGCTCATCAGCTCGCCTTCAGCGAGCTCACGGATTACAGCAAGGCGAGCCAGGTCACGTTCGGATTTGGCCGCCTCCAGAAGGGTAAGGCCCATTGGGGGAACAGGGGGAAGAGGTCTGCTGGTGGCGTCACGCCGGGATGGGAGGCATCACGCTTCCCGTGTCGTGAACAGCAGACCCCTGGCGATTAAGCCGTTGCCTGTTTAATCAGCGAGGCTTGCCGAATGCCTCGCTGAACATCTGCCCGGTTGGCATCTTGGAGAGGTCGGCGGTGGTGTTGATCCGGCCGTCACGGCCACCACGGGCACCGCCGCCGGAGCCGTATTCGGGCTGGAAGTGCATGCCGTGAACGGGATCCTTGCGGAGCCTGGCGAAGTGCTCGCGCAGGGTGATCCGCTTGCCGGTTTCTGCATCGAGGGCGGGTGTGCCGTCTGCATCGAGCAGGTAGAGGCCGTTTTTGTCCTCGGCGTAGCTCTGGCCGAAGACCTGCCAGATGTAGTCGAATGGCGTGCGGCCGTCGATCTCCGATGCGTCGGTGGAGCCTTTGGATGCAAGGAATTCGCGTTCGGCCTTAACGCGGAGGGCCTCGCGTTCGGCAGCGGATGCCTTGGACTGGAGTTCACCGGTGAGCTTGGTCAGCTGCTCCTGGTACTTCCGCTCCTGATCAGCGAGGCGGGAGTTGATCTGCTGCTCCAGCAGCTGCGCCTGCTGCTCGGCGGCCGTGGCCTTGGCCTGTGCTTCGGCCAGGAGCTGCGGGTTGACCTGGCCGACTTCTTTCAGCTGCGCTTCGAGCTGTGCAGCACGGGCAGCGTTCTGGCGGTTCAGCTTGCGTTCTGCGTCGAGTGCCTTCTTCAGGCGATCAGCATCAGTGAGCTGGGTGGGGTCGTCGCCGGCAGGGTCGGCATCAGAGGCGCCACCAGCAGGAGGATCGGTAGGGGGTTCAGGATCAACGCAGGGGAACATCCCCGCCATGTGGTCAGGGCGGGAGAGGTGGGAACGGAAACGCATGGCATCACGCCTAGGTGCGTTGGAGTTTTCCGGGCCTCTGCGTAGTGGTGGCCTTGGCGAGTTTGATGCGCTGGCTAGCGACCCGGAACTGGGCCGCCTCCACCAGGTGGGCGATGGGATCCTCGGCGGGGATCTGGTTGCCGGGTTGCGGGGTGGTCATGGGAATGGTTGCGGAGTATCACGCCGCTGGTTTAAGGATTAGGCTTTTAAGCGGCCTACAGAACGGATAAGGGAGCGGCTCGATAGTCTCGGCATCGCCATACACGGCGCGATCTTGAATTCTGATTGGGCTGATAGCCACCCCGGTGCTTGCGTCTCTTAAAAGCCTGAAGCGCAGTATATCGGGAGAACTGGCCGACGTAGATTCATCGTATATTTTCTGGCCGTTGCGATGAACTGTAATCTTATTGCCGCTAATTTTTTGTATTGCATAATGAACATAGCTTGGACTATTATTAGCAATGTTCAAAAAGTCATAATTAACCCCATCTTGGGATGCTAAAATGAAAGTTGAATAGGTAGTAATGTCAAAGCGGGTATTCGCAGGCAGAGTTGAGCCGTTGAATAGCTCGATTCTGACCGTGCCCGTAGACCCTTCCTGCTTGACTAGATACTGGACAGTAAACTCGCCAGTGCTTGCGTCAATCTCGGTTTCGCCAAAATCAACGTTCCAAGCTTCTTGGAGGAACGTGGTCACGATCTCTTCCACATCAATCGTGTAAGCAGTAAATCCATCGCCCTCTACTATCGAATAAGGCTCGATGGCGCTTGCTTCGCGAGTGATAACAGCCCCTTCGTCATTTGCCAGCGGCGGGGCTGTCGAAGGGAAGTAAATGAATACGCCGTCGCAACCTAACCCATAATTAGCCACCGCCGCCGGCTGCGGTCGCTTCCACCTCTTGCTGTCAGCGCCGAACTTACGGGACTGCGGCTTGGGCTGCAGCGGCGGCTGGCGAAGCAGTTCTTGGCGATCGAGCAACCTGCGGCGGTTGGCCATGATCCGTGCCTTCACCGCCTCAAGGATTGCATCAGGCACATCTTCCAGGTTGATGTTTAGCGTCATGGCTTGATGCCTAGAGTGATATTGAACGCACGGGATTGACCAGCAGCAAGCACCTGCGGCACCTCATACAACCGCACGGCATAGGGTCTGGTCCTGGTGGTGCCGATCTTGATGATCATCGCATCGAAGGTGAACCCAGCGCCGGTTGCAGGGCCAAACTGGCCGGTGATCACGGGCGATTCCACCCTGCCATTGGTGGTGTTGTAGACACCGTTGCCGACGGTGCCGGTTACATCGGCATAACCGTTTGCTGATGCCAGCTTGGCTGCTTCCCATGCGGTGAGCGTGCTGGCCAGGGTGAGGCTGCCGGTGGTGGCGAGGAACACCCTGTAGGTCTGACCGTCGAGGATCAGGCCCGACTGAAACTCAAGCTCGCCTTGGGAGATAACGAAGCTCATGGTCAGGCCACCGTGAAGGTCACGATGCCGTTAGCGTTCCAGATGATCTTGAAATCAGTCCCAGTGCCAGCGGTCTCGGCGCCGTCGAAGTCGATGAATGCAACCGGCGGATCATCGGCGTCGGTGTCGTTGTAGAGAATCGCGAAACTGGCCGTGATCGCGCCACCACTGGCCGCCCACGTCACATCATCTGCGTCGAACTTTGCCTCGTTTGTGTTGACGGTTGTCACCGCCGCATTAGCAAGCGTGGCGCCGCCGGTGGTGTAGCCGTTGCCGTTGGCGACCTCGGTGCCACCAGTGGCCGCCAGTGTGGTGTGCGTGGCGTTGAAGGTGGCTGCCGTGAGCAGCTTTACCTTGTAGGTGTCACCAACAGCATTGGCACCGCTGCCAAAGCGTGCGCGGGTGTGGTTGTAGAGGCTGATAGTGGGGGCCACGGTGCTCGGCGGGCTGTGGCCCTAGTTTTCCGGTTAGGCCGAGGGGAATGGTGCGGTGGGCGGGGTGAAGTTGGCGGTGTAGCGGGCGATGCCTTTGGTGATGCGGAACCCACCCATCAAGCCATCGTAAACATAGATCGTGCCGAACGAAAGACCGTAACGTCCTATATCAATTTGATTGTGCGTAAAGTTGTTATTCCATGTGCGATCAGATCCTAGCTGCGCGCCGTCAACAAAAAACCTAACGGTCGTGCCACTTCTGGCAATTGCAATGTGCTGCCAAATGCCCGCACTAGCCGCGCCCATATTCTCAATATTACCGTTGCCGCCAACGCCAGCTTGTGATAACCACCAGTCGCCTAGGTAGAGCGACAAGGATGGCCCTGCTATTCCAAATGTAAATACTCCATCGTTGCCGCTAACTGTATCCGGCTTAAGCCACATTTCAATTGTAAAATCACCGGTTCCCAGCACAAGCTCGGAGCTGGTCGCAGTTTGAATGTAAGTGCCATCGGCTCCATCGAAAACTGCAGCCGCTGTGCCGTACTTTTTATCGGCAGTTGTTAACTGTGCTCCGCCATAGGCTGTAACCGTCAACCCATTAGAACTGCTATCCGTAAACGTCGTGCTGCCATTGCTGCCATCCATGTGCAGCAGCAGCGAGACGTTGGCGAAGTCGGGGTCGCCAACTGCGCCAGTGGTCACCACAGGCGCCAGAGCGGCCACAGCGACACCTGCTGCAGGCAGCGTCACGCTGACTTCAGATGTCACCACAGGCGCCAGTGCGGTCACAGCGATACCTGCTGCAGGCACCCCCACACTTGCACCAGTGCTTACGCCGGGCACCAACGCCGCGACCGTCACCCCCGCAGCAGGCACCACACCACCAGCGAACACCTCAATAAACCCACCAGTCGCCAACTCAAACGTCTCAGCCGGCAGCGTCAGAACGTACTCGTACTCGATCGCGCCGATGAATCCGCCGGTCATCACCTCAGCGCTTTCAGACTCAAGCACCGGGATGATCAGCAGCAGATCATCCGGCTGGCTGACTGCATAACGATCAGATCCATTGGTCGGCAGCGCAGCCAGTGCAGCAGCAACACTGGCCGGGTCGCGTGGGTTGAACCCAGCCGGGATAGCGATCGAGTTTGCCTTCACGGTCACGTCCGTATCCGGCACTGGCGTGGGGTTGAGGCCTGTGCTCGCCACCGGCAGCCGCACCCAGCTGGATGATGGCGCCGATGCGCCCGTGTAGCCGGTCACACCAGACAGCGACAGGTCGGCGCTCACTACCAGGCCGTTGCTGTCCCAGGCGTAGCTGGCGCCATCCATGAGAAACGCTGCCTCGATGCCCGCCATGCGGATGTAGATCGGATCCAGATCACGGGTCGGCACTTCGCCAAAGCCGGTCACGATGTTCTGGCCGAAGGCATGGCCGGCCTGCAGCAGCACCTGAGCATTGCCGAACAGCATTGCTGCACGTGCGGCCTGGCCTCTGTTGAGCGTAAGGGTGGGATCAGTCATCAGGTCACCCACTCGAAGAAGTCGTCTGGTGCGAACGGCATGGTGTAGTCCTGGGTTTTGATAACCACGTCATCGAAGCCGTCGCTGTCAAATGCAACGCTGCCAGAAAATGTTTTCCTGTCGCCTCGTCCAGCGTTAATCGTATCGCGTGCGACTGAATGATCAGGTGGTTTCGTAGGGATGGGAGCGCGACCGATCTCTGTGCGCACCTCGGTTCCCTGAAACACCAGTGGGGTCATCGACAGAACGGAAGCGGCGATGTAAGCGCCACCGCCGCTTGAGTCCAGCGCGATGTCGCCTGTATTCTCCATCTGCGCCCTGAATGACTGCGACCCTTCCTGCGTGCTCCCGTAAGCTATCCATGTGCTGGTTTCGGTGCGCGTCACCTCCCGCCCATCGGCGGACGTGGCGGTGAAGTTCATTGTCTCCCTGACGGTGCTGGTGATCAGCGAAGTGCCTGGCGTGTAGAACTCGTACCCTCCATCGGGTATTGCCAGACCACCAGCGAACTCGGACAGCGAGATCCTTGTTTCAGCCCGTTCTTTCACGAGTACCGGCCCCGATGTCGAGCTGTCGTATTCGTACGTCGTCTCGATTTCAGTGATCGCATCACCGCCTGGCAGTCCCAGGCCCAGTGATAACTTCCCGACCACCAGTGCCCCGTTGATCGACGCCTGCGTGGTGCGCTTGGTTTCGATCTTTCGCACCACCACATCAGTGTTTTCTGTTGCGCCTTCCTCGTTGATATAGGTGAATTGCGCAAAAGTAGTGTTAGTCTGGCCGCGATCGGTACTGGTGAGCGACACCGACCGCTGCTGGTCATCCTGGTTGGTGTAGCGAATCACCATCGTGCGCGGTGGTGAGACTGTTTCGCTGAAGGTCCAGTCGCTCATGATCTTGGAATGTTCCCGATATCAAAACGATTAGTCCATCCCTGCCACGTCAGCCGTGGCGGCGGCGTAGGTGGCGATTCTGCAGCGTTGTAAACCACGGTGAAATTGTCAGGCGGTTCTTCACCGTCAGTGATCGCTTCGATGCTGTATAGATTGTCAGTCGTCAGCACCGGCCCTCTCCGCCCGAGCTTGAAGTTAAGCCCACGCACCTGCAGTTTGCCATTAGGCAGTATCCTGCCAAACTTTGCCTCTGATCGGATCAGATCACCGATTACCTGCACGTAGCCATTGCTCAGGTCCATGCGATACCGCAAGAACCGAAACGACAGCGGCACGCTGTTGCTGTCGAGCTGCAGGCCGATCTTGCCTAGGCAGTATTGAAGAAGATTCTGGGCGCTGATTGCATACGGTGCTGTGGTGAAGAATTGTCCATTGGGCAATGACACCCATTCTTGCGGCTGCTCAACCGAGGCATAGTAAAAATCCTTCTTCTTTAATCCCTCCATCAGCGTCAGCCTGCAGCCGATCTCAATCTCACTGATCCGATCCGCTGGATTTGGCACTGCCCGCACCACGAACATCGGCTTGGGGAACCGGGTGATCAGGTTTAGCTGTGGTCGCACCACGATCAAGTTCACCGGCGTACCGCGTGCCGGGTTGACGATCCCATCCATCAGCAGCCGACCTTGGGTTTTGATCAGCCCGCTGCCGTCGCTGATGTGGTTGCTGCCAACATCACCCGAGATGCACACACCCAGGTCGGTTGCGATGGTGGCGCGAAAATCAACCGTCATCGGATCTGCGCCAGATCAACGCTCACCAGCGTCCGCGTCACCCTGGCGCCGGCCACGATCACGGGGGTCTGATCAATCACCGGCGGGGTCACAGGGAACCAAGACGCTGCAGCGGGCACGGTGGCGATCGTCGTCTCGTACCAGGTGCGGATCGTTGCGCCAGCGCCAACGGTGTTCGTCCACCCCTGGATTCGTTTCACCTTGGTGGCGACTGCCGGGCCGCGGATCACGTGCGTGCCGCTGCCGGTCAGCTCGATAGTGGGGCCATCCTCGTGGCCGTCGGGCTGTGCTGTGAGGTTCAGCGTGATGGTGCCCAGGGTGTAGGTGCCGAATGTGGATTCGTTGTCCTCAAGCGCCTGGCCGATCTCATCCTCGCGGGTGAGGATCGCCAGCTGCTGGGCAGCATCCACCAGCTCGAACGACACGCCGACCATCGCACCCAGCGCCGTGGGTTGCGGTGCGGATGTGAACCAGGCGCCCACGTTGGTCCAGGTCATGCCGCGGTAGCTGCCGCTTACCAGGACGGTGCTGCCGACGGACAGCGAGATCATGGTGTCAGGATCAGCGATCCTCAGGTTCCGCCAGGTGGTGTAGATCCCGTCGAGCGTCAGCCACTCGGCCGGCGTGAGGATGCACTGCACCGGCCAGCTGCGTGCGGTGCGACCGGTGAGGGCATCACCAGTATGAGCGAAGGGCACCTGCTGCAGCGCCTTGATCTGCAGGTTGCCGACGGTGATGCTCACCAGCTCACCCCCACGGTGTTGTCACGGGTCGCCTGTCGGGTCACCTCTCGGGTCGCCTCTCGGGTCGCCTGTCGGGTCGCCTCTCGGGTCGCCTGTCGGGTCACCGGAGCATCTGCTTGAGCACCTGGCTGCCGGTGGGTCCGGTCTTGGTGCTGATGTTGACGTTCCACTGTTTCCGCGCCAACTCGCCGACCTCCTGCCTCAGTTTTCCGACCTCAACGGCGAGTGCTGCATTGCTGCCGCCGCCACCCATCGGCAGAGCGGCGCCAGCGCGGCCTGGGAGGGCACCCTGCTCCTGCAGGCGGCTGGTGATGCCGGCGGGGATGACGGTGCCATTGGCGGGAGCACGCCAGAGGGAGTTGGGCGCGGCGTTGATGAGCGAGAGGCGACCACCAGCGAGTAGTGCTTCCTGGCCTAGCTCGTTCACGCGGTATTGCTCGCCGGCATCAACCGGGCCACCTGTCCAGCGGGAGCCTGGCAGGCGGGATGCACGTTCCAGCCAGTCGTAGAACACCTTGGCGGCATTGGCGGCGGACTGGGTGCGGTTGGCCACCTCGCCCATCTGATTGACCAGTGGCAAGTTGGCGATCTGCTCGCCGAATGTCTTGGCGCCTGACAGCCACCCGGCGAAGTTCCGCGCACCCTGCGCCGCTTTAGGCGCGGTGCCGCTGGTGCTGATGAATGCGCTGGCGATGTCATCAGCCGGGCTGGATGCGTTGCTCACCGCATCACCGATCCCACCGGCTGCATCGGCGGTCTTGCCTGCTGCGGTGGCCGAGCCATCAAGCTGGCGGTTCAGTGCTTCGGTGGCGCGGGTCACGTCCTGCTGGCTGCGGCCGAGGACGAACGACCCATCAGCAGCGCGCTCGATCGCCAGCCCGGTCTGCTGCGCCACGGACGTGAGGCGGGCCTGTTCGGTAACGCTGTTGGCAGTGACGACGCCGACGCGATCAGCAGCGCCGGCCAGGGCGTTGATCGCCACCAGGGAGCCGTTGGCCTCGAAGCGGTAGCCCATCTGCGCGGCCTTGGCGCGTTCACCGTTGATCGCGGTTTCCTGCTGTAGGCCGAGGATGGCGGCCTCAATCGGTTGGGTTTGCTTGAGGGTGTTCTGCTGCTGGGTTTTGATCCCGAGGATCGCCTGCTGCAGCTCTACCTGCGCCGATGCTGCGGCGATTTCTGCCTGGCTGCCGCTGGCCTGCGCTTTCTGCAGCTCCACCTGCGCTTTGAGGATCTCCGCCCGCTGTTCCTGAACGGACAGATCCGCTTCCAGTCGAGCCTTCTGCTGGCTGAGCTCCAGCATCTTGATCTGCAGCTGCTGTTCCTGCTGCAGCGCCTGGAATCGTGCCTGCAGCGCCTGGCGGTCCAGTTCCTGGATTTGTTTCTTGATGGCACCGATCTGCGCTTCGGATGCACCACGCTTCTCAGCGCCGGCCAGCTCGAACTCCAGCCCGGCCTTCACCACCGCAAACCGGGACTGCTCACGATCGGCCAGCGCCTGGGACAGGCCCACCAGCTGCTGGCCTACTGCCAGCTGTGCCTCCAGGTTGCGCACCGGTGCGGTGGCGATGATCTGGTTCAGCTCGGCTTCGGCTTGGGCGCGTGCTTTGGTGGCTTCCTGCGCTCGTTTCTGTGCTTCGGTGTCGGCTTGCGTTGCGGCAGTGCTGGCCTGAGTTGCGGGCAGCAGCGACTGCAGCTGCTTGATCCTGGCGTCGGTGAGCGTGTTGCCCTGCCGTGCTGCTTCCGCCAGCCGCAGTAGCTCATCGGCGTATTCCTTGTTACCGCTGTTCCGCGCTGCAGCAGCGAGGGCCTCGAACTGCTTGGCCAGCTCCAGGCCGTTTCCGCGTGCTTCCTCCAGCGCGGCGGTGAGGTTCTTAATCTGCTCGGTCTGCTCGGTGTTCGGCGGGCCACCGGCGGCCTTCAGTTCGGCGAACAGCTTGCCCGCGGCGTTCTCGGCATTGATTGCTTCCTGCTGGAGATTCAGCAGCGCGATGGCGGCCTGCTCTAGGCCTTGCGTTTGGTTGGCATTTGCGACGGTCTCCCGCCACTTGTTGAATAGGAACGTGACTGCCTCGGTCGCACCCTTCAGGCCAGGGATTGCGGTCTGCGCAGCGTTGGCGACAGCCTTGAGCGCATCCACCACCAGCGGGCCGATGCTGGGGATTCCCTGCAGCGGCGCCAGCAGTGCGCTGAGCGCATCGGTGTTGTCCTGCATCGCACGAGCGAAGGGTCCGCCGAGGCTGGTGAGCTCTCCAGTCTCGACACCGGCCTTCACCAGGGCAGCGGTCAGCCGGTCCTGGCCTGCAGCGGCCGACTCGGCGATCGAGCGCGAGTCAGCGGTCGAGCGGTTGTAGGTGTCAACGGCGAACACGACCGCACCGATCGCCAGCGCGAGCGGGCCGAACTTGGCGGTCAGCGCACCAATCTGCTGCTGCAGTGCACCGGTTTGAACTGATGTGGTGAATGCAGCCCATGCTGCCTTGGCAGTGGCTAGGTCGGTGATGAACTGAGTTTTGAGCAGGGTGGTGAGCTGCTGGAAGCCGGCGATGGCGGTGGCGATCTGCCCCTTGATCAGCTCGGTGTTGAGCGCCATCACGGCGAGCTTCACCGCCAGGTAAGCCGATGGCAGGCCCAGCAGCACGCCCGCCAGCGCCTTGAGTGGGCCGGGTACTGCAGCGATGGCCTCCACAAATCCGGTGATGGCATTGATCGAGCCGGAGACGATCGGCGCCAGCCCCTTGAACGTCTCCACCGTGAGGTTGCTGATCGTGTTCTGCAGGCGCTTAAGGCTGCCGTCGATCGTGGCGGTGGCCTTCTCTGATGCAGACGCGGCGGCGCCGGCGGAGGTGCGCTGGTTGTCCAGGAACTGGTTGTATTTCTCCAGCCCGTCATTCAGCAGCGGCATCAGCGCGGTCTGCGCCTCGGTGCTGCCGGTGAGGCGAATGATCGACTCAGAGCTGGCGGCGCCCTTCTCCACCAGCTGCTGCAGGAACCCGCCGAGGCCCTTGGCTTGCAGTGCGGATGCGTTCCATTCGATGCCCAGCTCCTTGGCGTACTTGCTCGCGTCCTGGCTGGGCTTAAGGATGGAGACGATCGCCTGCTGGATGCCGGCAAAGGTGGAGCCGACCGGCACACCTTGAGCGGTAGCACCGGAGATGGCAGCGTTGAGCTCTTCAAGGCTGACGCCGGATGCCTTGGCGGTCGGCGCGAGGCGGCCGATCTCCCTGGCGTATTCACCGGCGACGATCTTGCCGTCGTTCTGGGTTTGGATGATGCTGTCGGTGACCTTGGTGGCGTCCTCGGCACTGAGGCCATAGGCGTTGAGGACGGATGTGAGGCCGTCGCCTGCGGTCTGCAGATCGGTGAAGCCACCAGTGGCGAGCAGTGCTGCGGCACGCATCACCTCGGTGTTGCTGGCAGCATCGGAAAAGCCGGAGCTGGCCACGTCGTAGGCGGCCTCCATCAGCTCCACCTGGGAGACGTTGTTGTTCAGTTCGCGGGACAGGTTGGCAAGGTTGCGGCCCAGCTCGTCGGTATTCACCCCCAGGGTGGAGACTGCAGCGCGAGCGGTGTCGAACTGGCTGATCGTGCGGGGAATGCTGCTGACAGCCTGGAGCGCAGCGCCGGCAGCATTGGTGAGGGTGTTGGACAGGCTGAACGCGATGCCCTGCACCACACCATCGAGCAGCCGGAACTGATTAGCGGCGGCGGGTGCGTCGGAGGCATCGACCTTAAGAAGAGTTTTTTCCCGGCTTAGTTCAGTGCGCTCTGCTCTAAGTGCCTCTAGTTGCTTCCCTGCTTCGACGTACTCAGATGAATCAACCTTAAGAGTTGCCCTTTGATTGTTGAGGGTTCCAATCTCTTTGATCAACGCACCTAGACGGCTGTTGATCTCGCTTATCCGATTGCCTGCCCCAGCGACTCCATTGCTCAGGCCTTTTTCCAGCCCCTGCCCAGCCTTTGCGGCCTCTTGCGGCAGCTGCTGAAACCCGCGCAGCACCTCGCTGAAATCACCACCAACCTTGACCTGAAAATCACCGACCGACATCTCAGTTCACCACGACGGTTGGATTGGTCCAGCGCACAACGATCTGATCCACCACGCCGATACCGTCGCCTGGTGCGTCGCCGTCGATGGTGCTGCTGGTGGCGCCAGGCAGCAGGGTGATGATGCGCGAGCGGACCGTTTCGAGCGCTGCAGCCGTCTGCCACCCGGAGACGTACAGCCGCCAGGTGGGATTGGTCAGCGTGCCGCCAGTCATCAGAGCCTGCTCAGCGCCGGACGGAATCGCCGTGATCACCACCTCCACGCCGTCCACCGTGGTGCCAGGCGGCAGCTGTTCATTCCGCGCCAGCACCGCCATCGCCGGCCTGGTGGTGCCACCAGTGAAGGTGTAAGTGCCAAGCGCCGCCGCGATGGCTGTATCAGCCATCAGCCGGTCGTGGATCGCAGCGGCGGTGGTGGGTAGTGCCATGGCTCAGGTTTCCGTTACCGAGAGCGGCGAGGGGCCACCCGAAAACGCCCGTAGGTGGTAGCAGTGCCCCCGGACAGAGTCGGCTGGCGAGCCTTGCCTCTGGTGATGGTTGTTGTTGGCTTGCCAAGCTGGCCGGTGCCACGCAGCTTGCGGACGCCAGCACGTCGAGCTGACTGAGCTTGTGCCGCCTGGCCGCGAGTGCGGATGCTGGCGTTATTTCTGACGGTGACGTTCTTGGCGATCAGTGATCCACCAGCGAATACGTTGGGCCCCGTGAAAGGATCATTTGAAGTGCGCTGCCTTACTTTTGCGTATCTATAACTGCCGCCTAGTCCATTTGCCCGTCCGGGAGAGTCCGGGATTCGGCTCAGCCTGCCTGGCGTAAATGGCAAAGCAGAAGATGTTGGCGTGCGGCCGTACAAATTGCTGCTGCGAACGGTTGCGTTAAGCGAGCTCCTAACTCTGGCTCTAGTTTCTTGGCGGTTTTTAACATCGTTGGAGCGATTGCGGGCAGTGCTTCGCTTAGTGCTCTTAGGGATCTTTGCGGCGATATTGCTTATCAGTTGATCCCTGCTCAGGTTGCTGGGGTTTTCAGGCCTGCCGCCTTTCTTCTTGACCTTCAGGCCGCCGGCTTTGTTCATGTAGTCCAAAGCCCTTGTGCGGGTGTCTTTGGAGTTGGCTGCCTTGACAGCGTTGACACGCTTAAACCCACCAGAGCGCTTGGGATCCGTGCGCAGCCTGCCAATCATCCGCTCAACCTTGGCAGCATCAACGCCACGGCCATAGGTCTTCGGCGCCGTCTTTGCTTTCCCTTTCACCGCTCCCGGCTTCAGCCCCTTCGGCTTCCCGATCGTCCCTTTCGGTCCACCTTTCAGCTTCCCGACCTGGCGGGCCCTGGCGTTCCCCGATGCAGTCTTCAGCCGTCCACCGCGTGCTGTAGCGCCCGATCCGCCCTGGCCAGTGATCTTCCCTGCGTTATCTCGCGTCAGGCGGTTCTTTGCGCCCTTGCTGAATCCCTTCGTGGCTGGCCGGCCGCTGCCACCACCACCACCGGCAAACCGGCCCCGTGCATCGCGTCTGTAGGTGCGGGCCATTGCCTCGGCGCTGACTATCCCTGAGTTTTCCGGCCACCACGGCAAACTCACCAAACGCCATCACGCCATGGATGCACTGCCCCTTCAGGAACAGCTCAGAAACGAGCAGTGGCGGCGGATGATCAAAGGCGCCAGGCCGGCTGATCTGGAAAACCTCCGCACGATGGCGCTGAAGATCCTGGAGTACGCCGAAACCAACCGCAGCCTGGCACTGGTGCAAGCCCGGATGATGCTCCCCCAGCAGCAGAATGCCCCAGCCGCCGAAGCGACCAGGGCACCTGCATCCTGAACGCGAGGGTCAGAACTCCAGCTCATAGGGCCCGTAGGCCCGCAGGGTGGTGCTGTACTTCACGATCTCACCAGCGGCATTGGACTCCTCGAAACCGGTGAAGCGGCCGTAGCCGTAGCTGGTTTCGTTGAACCCGGTCGGGCCCACCCGCGCGTATTTAACCATCAGGCCCTCGCGCACTGACTCCTTGGCGGAGATGCGCAGCAGCTTGTAGGCCGCGTCGCTGTGGTTGGTGACACCCTCCAGGCTCCAGGACATGGACTTGCTGGTAGCGATCGACGTGTCGAACGACTTGGATTCGTCGTCGTAGGTGATCACCGTCTCCTCACCCTCAGACTCGCTGGGAGCGCAGTTGGTGAGGCCCAGTAGGCGAATCGGTGCATCGGTGCCGTTGAGCAGCATCGAGCTGCCAACCACTGCCCCGCTGGTAACGGTGGCCTCGGTCTGGTTGGCTGCGGTCAGTGCGTAGGTCAGCGTGAACGGCGCAGTGGTCGTCACGGCGGTGACCGTGAAGGTGCCGTTTGCAGCAGTAAACGGTGCGGGCAAGTTGGCCACGCCGATCACGCTGCCGTTGGCGATGCCATGGGCGCTGCCGAACGTCAGTGTCACCACGTTGGATGCGATGGCAGCCTTGGTGACCACCTTGGTATCACCGGCCAGCAGCTTGAACGTGGAGCCGGTGCCATGCGGGAACACCAGCGAGGTGTTAGCCATCACCGTGGTGTTGTCGATGAACTT